AAATGCTCTAATCTTTAACCTATCAGCTCCAGGTGCAGTATAATTTGAAAATCCTTTTGCATTATCATTTAAAGTACTATCAGAATCAGAATTTACAATTTCTTCAAATACTTCTAAACCAACTCTGTATGATGGAATGCTGCTATATGGTTCAAGAATTATTGTCTGTTCTGGCAGATCAATAAAGTACCCACGAATATAGTAAACACCAGAAGTTAAAGTTACTGCAGACCCTATAGATAGTGCATTTTCTGGTAAAATAGTTGCAATACCTTCATTCGGTTGAATTGTTATTGTGTCATTCGATAAACCATTCTCAATGATTAGAGATTCTCCATTGAGAAATTTATCATTATCGTTTGAAGTTTCTAAGTAATTTACATAAAGAGTATAAGGTTCTCCTGGAAAAGCGGATCTATTCAGATATGCTTTTACTCTTGCTCTTACTCCAGAAACTGAACCAATAACAACTTTATTGAGTAAGTCTGAAAGATAATTAGATACTGAAATTCCAGAAAAAGACCTTTCAATTAATACTGAGTTAAAGGTATTTGCATAGTGAATACCACCACCTGTTACAGAATCCCCTTCCTTGAAAACATGATTTCCAAACTTTTCAATTTGATTTTGGAGAATCGATTGAATAGTTGTTAATTCTCTTGCTTGAACAGGATATCCTGGTTTAAATAAAACCTTATGATAATTTTTTGACGAGTCAAAATCATCAAAGTAGGGTGAGACGTTGAGGTTAGTTTCCTGTGGCATGATTCCTTAGAATTGCAAAATAACTTTAATATCTTCTTTTTGATTAATAGACCTAGTAATTGAAGGTCTATTATCTACATAAATTATATTTCCAGAATACTTTTTAACTTCTGGATTGGAAACACCATTGGTAAATGACTGTCCAAGGTAATATGTTCTACTATTTATTTGAGTAGATATACCTGTAAAATTTATATCAATACTCAAAGTTGCACTACCACCAATTATATTAACCGATCCTCCAGTAGATGGAGTTGCAGTAAATCTATTAAGTTGGAATCCATATGTTGGATTTGTTTTCAATGATCCATCAGTATTAAATCCAACTAAACTCTTATCCTGCCAATACTTTAAAACACCAGTATTTTGGTCATATGAAATGACTCTACCAACCGCAGTGGAACCAACACCAATTGTTTGAGTAACTGTGCTATCCGCAGTAAATGTGGCGGTACTATATCCAATTCCAGTCAATTTAACTGCATATGCTGCACTTGCTTTATCTAATGTTAATGTGGTTGATGAACCAAATGATTGTGGGTTTTCGACAATTCCAACTCTTGCTATTTGGTTTCCAGTAATAAAATCTGGATTTTCTGTATCATTTTCAATTCTAGAATAAACTAAAACATTATATGCTCCTAGTTCTCTGTAAATATCCGCACCATGACCTCCTTGTGGAGGAATAATTACATTAAAAATAGGAGATGTGGAACCAGTTGGGACGTTTCCGGATACTAAATCAACAGTTCCATAAGTGTATCCAGATCCACCTTTGGATATTGTTACAGATTCCACTTTAGAATCATTATTAATAACAACAGTTGCTTCTGCTCCAGAACCATCACCTTTGATTGGAACTCTAGTATAGGTTCTATTTGCAGTTCCAAGTCCAACACCACGATTTGTAATGGTTACAATTTTTAACTGACCACTAGATGCTGCATTGTTTCTTACTGCTGCATCCGTTGAATTTGTTGCCCAGTTACTTGGAACAGGCATAAAGTTTGTCGAATCAAACTTCACCAGTTCACTTGGTTTGATGGTATAAAGATACTTCCATACATATCCATCACCACTATCACCTGCAGTTCTTGGTTCTAAATCAGTAAATGTTGGTTGGTCTAATGATGGTCTCCCTGTTGGATTTTCTGGATCAGTTCCATTTTGAAGACAAATATAAACTCTATAATCTTCATTTACAACATAATAATTTGCAGAGTATAAATTTGTTGCTCCAGATGGTTTTGATGTATTTGTTCTACTGATATCATGACGATACATGTCATAGGTAGTTCCTGAAATCCAGGTGATTTTTCTAATCACTTGACGAATATCACTTTCTCCAATTTTTTTCAATGCAATCATAGTGTCCCAATAATCATTCTCCTGTTCAAAAGAATCTTTTGGTGCGGGAGGAGTTGTGTCCCATGTGGATGAGTAATCAGTTGCATTTGGGAGACCTACAAAAGAATAATAAGAGTTTGTTGAAGAAGTTGCTGCAGAAACAAAATTCTTCGCATTTAGTATTCTTAATTGATCAGTTATAATTGCTGACATTTTATGAGTTTTTTATCTATTTATTAGTTATAATTTAGATATTTCAGTGGATTGTATCTTAAGACTATTGGTGATGTTGATACTCCAGAAAGTGCATTGTTGTATGATGTAAATGTTTTTGATTCCAGTCTAGTTGAAGCAGAAATTCTTCCCCAACTATATTCAGCAAAGAAACTGCTATAACCAGTACCAGTTAATCCATTGTAGTTTTCAACACTAACTGTTACCTTGGCAACATAAGTAACTCCAAATCCAATTGCATCTGTTTGGGCAATTGATACCGCAGATACTTCATAAATATTATCCAAGAAAGAAGTTCCTACACCAACAATAGATGCATCTTGTCTAAGTGAAGTAACTCCACTTCCAATGTTAGAATTATAAACTACAAAATAATATCCAGTTTGAATACCACTAACTGTTATTCCAGTTCCAACAATAGAATTATCTCTAAGGAAAGAATTTTCTGGAATTACAAAATCAAATGTTATTCCTGTAGATGCAACTCCAACTGAAGTTGTAGAAATTCCAGAAATAATTCCAAAATCACCAGTATATTCAACAGAAGATATTTCTTCAACATAACCAGAAATCTTAGGTTCTTCTATCAAGACTGATGGTGGGTTTGATATTGTGTACCCAGTTCCAGGTGAAGTGATTACTATGGAAGTTACAACTCCAGATGTGATAGAAGAGACCGCAGTACATGCTTGAGTTGATCCAAGACCCACTGGATTTGATACAGTTACTGTAGGAGCAGATGTGTATCCAATTCCCCCATTAGTGATGGAAATTGAACTAATTGTTCCTGCAATAGAAACAATTGCAGTTGCTGATGCTCCAACAATACTATCTTGAGATAAGATTATGATCTTATCTTGACTTGTTGAATTTTCTTTCAAACTATCAAAGAAAGTCTTAACACTTTCAACAAAAATAACCGTAGATCCAACTCCAACTGACTGAATCAATCTTGTGTTTGGATAAATCAAAGGTTCGTAAAGAATTCTATCTTTAGCAACTGCAGATCCATCTATAAATCTATCTTCGGTTTGTCTGCACCAAATCAATGGTCTTTCATAATTTTGATTGATAGAAATTCCAGGACCAGCATAAACGTTTGTTTCAATACTATCCGATGAATTAATCTTTGTTACAACTCTTTCATCTTCTTTAAATCTAATATTATCATCATTTAATCTAACATCATCACCAATTTTTATGGTTTCAAGAATATCAACATCTAAAACGTCAACAGATGATGTTCCTTGATAGAATAGAATTTTTGAAGTATCACCAGACTTTGGTGGTTCCGTAAATGTAATAAAACTTCCACCATTAAAGACATAACCTTGACCAGGAACTTGTAATATATCATTGATAAAGACCAACAAATTTGCTTCAACATCTATAGGAGATCCTGTTTTTGCTCTAATGGTTTTTTGATTTCCATCTACTTTAATTGGGAATGATACAGTGATTCCGTCAAACAGAGAATCTAATGGATCTATAATTAATAAATTTCCTAGAGACCATCCAGCAAAACTGTCGGTATATGTTCTATCAATAGTAATTTGGAATTCTTCGAATGGTAAAGAAGTATCTGTTTGAATTCCAACAGTTCCGCCAATACCAATTGTTAGAATTTCTCCCTGACCGTAACCATATCCAAGATTTGTAATCTCAAAATCAATTACACTAGAACCTTGACCAACAACAATATTTGCCACTGCTCCAGTACCAAAACCTGGAGTTGATGATGAACTATAAATTAATGGAATATTCGAATATGAGAGTGGATCATCAAAAATTACAATAGGTGGATTTGTTGAAGTATATCCTGCTCCAGGATTTGTAATAGCAACACTTACAATATGACCATTACTTACTGCAGCAGTTCCTATAAATTCAATATTTGGAGTTCCAGTGCTTGAAGTAGCAATACCAACATTTACAACAGTTTGAATACCAGATCTGTACCCAGAACCACTATTACCAATACTAATTAATGAAATAGTTCCTAAACCAGAAACTACAGCTGTTCCTCCTGCAGACACTAAAGGTTGATAACCAAATCCTGCAGTAGATCCAACAGAAACGATGACTCCACCTAAAGGAACATTTGCAGTGTTTATGTCATATGAAGTTGAAGATATGGATCCAGTAAATTGAATGCTGGTAATTCCAACATTTTCCAGTAAATCATAGTCTCCAATATCAACTCCATCAAGAACTTTTTTGGGTCCTTGGAATATTTGATTAACGAGAATAATCGCATTGTCAGTTGAGAAACCAGTTACATTTGATCCATCAGAAGTTAAGTTAAATGATGTTGAGTATCCAGTAAACTGAGATGAAATATCATCAAACACATAGTTGTTACTGTATGGTTCAACGGTTGTATTTGGAATACCAGATCTCATAAAAGATCTTCCACTAAACGTAGAGTGAGTTGTTATTCCAGTATAATCAATTTCATCAGGTCTATTTGTTGTTGTTCCGATTGGAGTTTGTCCATATGGAGCAGTGATAAAGTTAATTTTATTATCAACAATGTTATAATCACCATCAACTTTTGTAACTAAAGCTCCACTTGAATGGGTTGAAACACCAGTGCCCATCCAAGGTCTTTGTACTAAGAGAATGTTTGTACTTCCAAAACCAACAGCATTAATTCTCATAATCTCATCATCAATCTTCACCAAATCACCACCAAAGAATGATGTTATACCAGAGACAGTAATTATGTCATCAGTTATAAGTGATTCTTGAGATAGAGTAGTTGTAACAGCAGTAGAAACAATAGGAGACTGAATTACATTATCAATACTAACGACAACTCTCGAATTTTGTTTTTTTGATGTAAATGAGTGTAAAGTACCAATACCTACAGATGTTATGGTGAGTGGATTTGGAACGTTTTTAAGTGCATTTTCTGCGGAAGAAGCAAGTCTTATTGAAATATCATCAACTTTAATCGCATAAACAGTTTGTGGTAACTTGTCAGTTGTTCCTACGCCAACAATAGATTCTGTTGCAATGCCAATTGCTTGACTTGTTCCAGCACCAGCATAACTGTAAATCAACTCTTCACCGGTAACAAAGAAATGATTTGGAATTCTAATCGTATTATTTGAAATATTTACAACAGTTGAGGCACTTCCAACAAAATATCTTTCAAAAATTGGTAACTGATTATGAGTTAGATTAAATGAACGTTTAATATCAGTTTCTGTTCCGGTATATTCTCCAAATCCAGAATTTATAGATGCATTATTGAAATCTATAGTAGTATTTGTGTTTTCTGTATCAACCAAACGCAAAGCATTTTGGAAAATTCTTACTTGAACATCAATATTTGCAATTGGAGTAAAGGTTAATTGTGTTTTTCCTCCAGATATTGTGCAGTCAAAATCTCCTAAGTTATTATCGGTTTGTAAAATACCAAATTCAGTTAACGATGGGGTTGTTCCATCATCAGCAACAATAATTTCGGAAATTTGATATTTGCCATTAGTAGTATCTTCTATACTTGCAACATAATAAGCACAAGAATAATCATTTGAGTATTCAGAAACTATATTTGCTACTGGTGATACACTAGATGCAATAGAAGTTATTCTAGAATCTAAAATTGTAGTATTCAAAGTAGAAGTCGATACACCAGTAGATGATGTATTTGCTATAGAAATTCTAAGTGTATTAACTGTGTATGTGACACCTAGTCCAACATTAGGGGTAAAGTCAATATTTAAGTCAGATCCTGACAAATATGCACTATATGTTCCAAGTCCAGGTGATGCTGAAGGTAATAATGAATCGGTTGATAGTTGACCATACTCTAAAAGTTCCACATTAGTTCCATCATGAATAACAGTTAATTCATCATATTCAAAATACGAATTGTCAACCGCACCATACTGAACCAATATCTTGGATGATCTATAAGTCGATGCAATACCAACAATTGTAGTTGATGAACTTGTGCCTGAAGGTATGGTTTTAGTACTACTTGATATTTTTACAGTATCTCCAAGATCAGTTGATCCAATACCTGCGATAGAATCTTCGATATTATATGCAACTAAACTTAAATTATAATCATTTACTAAGTACTTATTTGGATAGAATAAAAGTTGTCCTTCAGATCCAACAACATTAAAATCGAAAGAACCTAAATCTGATACTGTTTCTACTCTTCCATATTGATTTAAGAAACCAAAACTATTATTATGGAGAAGAGTAACTAAAAGTATTTGCCTCTCCCCAGTAAACCTTTTATCAATTGTATAAGTAATATATTTTTTACTTCTTGCAGATTCCAAAAGGAACAAGTCAACAGAACTGTATGTTTCGGGTCTTGGATTGTTATTAAATTCACTGCTTATATCATCAATTATCAAAACACGATTTCCAACTGACTCGATATAATCTTGAATTGTTCTTGACTTGAATATTATTTCATCTGAATAAATTGTAGAATCTATATTTAAAGTTCTTTCTGTTGCCAGATCAAAATCATTGACACAATTAAGATCAATAACTGAAATTAAATCAGAAATTCCAACAAAGTCCCCAAGATTTTGATCAGTATTAATTCCAACATTTTCTAAATCTTCAGATTCTACAATCAAATCACTAAACTTTTTAAATCCTGCAGTGTGATTTAAAGAACTTACCGCATTATTCCAATCTTCATATTCAACTTTTGATTTGAGTGAATATGAGAAATATTGGTAATAATCATTATCATGCAATCTTTGTAAACTATTATTCAAAAATCCAGTTTCAGTAATCCAACCTTTCTTAACTATAGAAGAAGAATCTACAGAATAATTTGAACTTACATTAAAAATAGAGACTATAGTTGCAATAGTTTTTGAAGAAGATCCTATAATAGTTTCGCCTATAACAAAGTTTTTATTTGAAGAAACTTTCAAGTAACCATTTTTATTATCCCAAGAGTTAACACTACCAGATGCAGAATTTGAAGATACAATTTCATTTCTAAAGAAATTATTTGATACTATTGAAATATCAAATAATGGGAAGTGTTTTGCTGGAATTGCTCTTCCTGCGGAATTTATAGGATCATAAGTACCAGCAATTTCTCCCTGTTGCAAATAATCTGAAAGATTATATGTTATTGTGGCATTTGCTCCACCAATATTTGGATCTCTTTGAGTAATAGTAAAGAATTCATAATTATAATTTGCAGAATTATATCCTCTAGCAGTGCTAGCAATACCAACACTAATATTTTCAACAAAAATAGATTCTCCAACTTCAAATGGGAAATCGTCAATAGAACTAAAACTTACACCAAGTGAAACAGTTACATCCTTAGTTGAATTATTGAATGATACCGATGAAATGGGAATTCCATTTGAATTGTTGATTGGTATTATAGTTGGAATTCTACGGTTTAATGATTCGGTATTTTTAAATATTTTTACTTCATCATCACCAAGATTATATCCAAGATCAAGATCAGTTACTCTTTGATTTGTTTTTCCATCCAAAACAATTAAGTTGGGTGCAGTCAAATAATTAACTCCAACCGAACTTATTCCAATTTTATTAAATGAATAAAATGGTTCAACTCTTAATATTTGTGGAAC